CGCCAAGGTTGGCGAACTTGTCACCGAGGTGGGCTTTATCGACCACCCGAGCATCCCGATGTCTGGCGCATCACCTGATGGCATCGTCGGCGCAGGGATCGTCGAGATTAAATGCCCGAGTACGGCAACGCACATCGAGTATCTCTTTGAGCGTGAGCCGCCTCAAAAATACTTTTACCAGATGCAGTGGCAAATGGCTTGCGAAGGTGCAGATTGGTGCGACTGGGTCTCATACGATCCACGTATGCCCGAGAGCCTACAGTTACTCGTGGTGCGTATTCCACGCGACCCCGATTGCATTACCTTGTTAGAGAAAGAGGTTAGCGAATTCCTCGCTGAACTCGATGTTAAAGTGTCCAAACTGAAGGAGATGAGCCTGTGAATTTTGATAACACGAACCGTGGCGTTTTGTTTCCGAACGATAAGAAAGGCAACGAGAAGCGCCCAGACTTTACTGGTGACATAAACGTGGGCGGCACGGAGTACCGGTTGTCAGCCTGGAAGAAGGCGAGCAAGCAGGGCAACAACTTTTTGTCCATTAGCGTCCAGTTGAAGGAAGGCCAAAAGATTCCGCCGAAGAACGAGATGCCTGCTGGTACTCTGACTGAGGACAACTGGGCAAAGGCTGATCTGAACGATCCGCTGGGGTTCTAAATGATCAGCGACGAGAGAGCAGAGAAGGCTTTGCGGTATCTAGTCGATACCGACGAGCCTTGTGCGCTCGCCAAAGCAGAGGTCGAGCGTGCGGAATATGCTTTTAAAGCAATCCGCGAAACCGTTTTCTCGCACGCAGAGGGTACGGTGGCACAGAAGCAAGCGACTGCTGCCACCCATCCCACAACCAAAGAAGCGCATGATCGCTACTGCGCGGCGATGGCCGTGTATAGCAAAATGGCGAACAAGCGTGAGAGCGAAAAAATAATTTTAGATACGTGGAGAACAATCCAGGCCAACAAACGGCAGGGATAAAAAAAGCCCCACCGAAGTGGGGCTAAGGACTCTCTAACAGGAGAAACTAACGATGCCCAACCAAACCACTTGGGAGGGACGATGCCCAGTCAGACTATCTGATGGGTTAGGAGTTTGCAATGGACATACTGAACGAGATTAAAGAACGAGACATCAGCAAACTGACGCCCGCACAGTGGTTTGGCCGCTTTGCCTATGTCAGAAGCGAGGACAGTTATTTCGACATGGTTGAGCGGCGTGAATTGTCGCGCCAGTCATTCAATGCCATGTACCGGCACGTTTCGTGCGCCTCGATACACAACAAGCGGCGCATAGAAGCGTCTGTCGCGTTCGACGAGAGCCGCGCCGAGATGGGCGGCCATGCCCTAGAGGGTATTACGTTTGCCGCTGGAGAAGCCGCGCTCGTAGCCCGTGGTGGCTTGGTCTACGGCAACCGATGGCGGGATGCGAGGCCAAAGGCCAGACCGGCTGACGTATCGCCGTGGCTTGACCATGCCGAGCGCATGATCCCTGACCCGATGGAGCGCGAACACGTTTTGAACGTGATGGCATACAAGCGGCAGAACCCGAACCGCAAGATTAACCACGCGATCTTGCACGGCGGTCTGCCTGGGTCTGGCAAGGACACCTTGTGGACGCCCTTTCTGTACGCCATAGGCGGCGGGCTGAACAGCAACGTAGCGATTGTGCGCTCCGACGAATTGCAGAACCAATGGGGCTACGCGCTTGAATCCGAGGTCGTGGTTATCAACGAACTACGGCAAGCGGGTAAAGACCCGAGAGCGTTGGAAAACAACCTGAAGCCGCTGATTGCTGCGCCGCCTGAACTGCTGCAAGTGAACCGCAAGGGCTTGCACCCCTACTACGCGCTTAACCGGCTTTTCGTTTTGGCGTTCAGCAACGAGCGGGACGCTATTGCCTTACCCGCCGATGACCGCCGCTGGTTTGTGCTGTGGTCACACGCTCCGAGGATGCAGAACGATGAAGCCGCAGCAATGTGGCGATGGTATGCCGATGGCGGCCTCGATGCCGTGTGTGCGTATCTTGATGAGCGGGACGTTAGCGCGTTTAACCCTGGAGCCGCCCCACCGATGACAGACGCCAAGGCCATTCTGCTACAGACTGGCATGAACCCGACAGAGGCGGCACTAGCCGAGATGATTGCTGCGCGTCAGGGCGTGTTCCGTGGCGGCTTTATCACTAGCCCGTTCCACAAGTTGGTGAACGACTTACAGAACGCGCTAGGGGATCGTTATAGGGTGAACCAAGCCGCGATTAATATCGCGTTGAAGGATGCGGGATGGACAGACCGAGGGCGCATCTACTCGAAAGAACACGTTACCAAGAAACACGTTTTCACCGCGCCCGAACACTCGCACCTATCGAATAGTGAGGTGCGGCGCATGGTCGAAACCGCTGCGCCGCCCCCCTTGTCAGTCGTCAAATAAGACAGCAAAGACCACGGTGACGGCTACGGCTATCAGGAATCCCGCCATAGCGTAGCCCTCGCCGTGTCGATACAGCGCCCGAGGTAAGTAACCCAAAACCTACGGGTGCAGCGGGTTAGACCTGGATAGCGAGGCTGCAAGCCCCAACGCTCGTGAAATTCGGTCATGAGCGGCCATCCAAGGCGCGACGCAATTCCTCAACGAACAATGAAAGGTCGCGGATCGGTATATCTTCATCCCACGCATAAAGAAACACTCGCACGGCATCCCGAAGGTTCGCCGTGTTGTCGAACCCGTCGTCGTCCATTTCGCGGAATAGGTCTTCAAGTTCAGCAACGGTCGGTGTGTGTGGTTTGTTGTTCATGGTTCACCAATACACAGAATCAGGGTTGATACGTCTTCGGCTATGCCAGTTAGGGGGCGGCACTTCCCGCCAGTCCATACCGCGCCGATACCAAACGGAAAGGCGTTCCCATAGGCTACGCATGGGCAGCACCTCGCAGTCTGTAACGGGCGTAGCGCTTGCCGTTGGCCGTCTCCCTATGGCACTCAATATCAAGCCCCTCGCGCCTCAGATCGGCCACACGAGCGGCAAGGCGAAAACAGCCAAAGTCTTGCAGGGCGTCAAGCGGGGTAAGTGACCGCCCCGATAACAGGGCGGCCTTGATTGCTTCATTCTGCGACATCGAGCGGGTCTCCTGTGTTTACCTCGTCTATCTCCCAATCCATCGTCGAACAGGCGATAACGCCGCCTCTGACGATCTGCAAGGCGATCTCGGCGGCTTCATCCTCGTCTCTGGCTCCCACGGTGATTGTGTCTTGCACGGTCGCCCATAACTTCACGTCAAAATACTTCATGGCAGCAACTCCACTTCTAGCGATTCCTCGGGATACAGCAGGTCGGCGGCATATTGAAGCGTCTCCCATGTAACGCCGATAGTTGCGTCGTGATTGTCTTTAACAAACTCCAGAACCTCCAACGCCTGATCATCGTCAAGATCGGCGCGAACGTCTTTCACGTCATCCACGCACCACTCAATAAAGATGCTGTTTTTATTCCCTGCGCCATTTTCGAACGCTTCCAAAGCGTTTCGCAGGGTGAAAGTGTCGATGCTGTGGCCGCGCTGTAATTCCTCGTTGATGTATTCCGAGAGATAAGCGGCGAGGTGTTGCGATGCGTTCATGCGGCCACCTCATCGCGGATCGCGTCCAACAGATGCTCGGCAATTTCGTTCCAGTTAACGTCGGAGAGAAAGGCTCGCGCGTAGTCCATCGCCAAGCCTTCAACCTGCCCGTACCCGCTAACAACCTCTTCGACGTACTCTTCCAGTTGTTTAGAGAGGCTATACGCGTCGTTGTCTCGCACCTCACGCGGCCACATATCGCGGGCGTCGATGCCGTCGATGATTTCAAGGTTGACGCGCCATGTGGCGTAATTTGTCCAACCGTTGTGTGTGTTTTGGTTTTGCATGGTTATCTCCTAGTTAGTTGGTCTCATCAGCGGCAGCATTACTGCCGGACGCCTCACGGCGTTTCGACCTTTCTCTAGGATTAGCGTGGCTGATTCTTGGCGATAAGGCTAAAGCAGCGGTAATAGTCCAAGGCGTTGCGGTAGTCGTCACATCGTCGCTTGTCATAAATCTCGCCGGTAGCGGTTCGCACCAATGCGACATAAGGCGCATCAAGGCTTGCGGTTTTCTCAAGCATGGCGAGCCATCCGTTACGATAGGTTTTAATCTTGGTTTGCATGGTTAGTGTCTCCGTAAATTAATCGTTGGTGAGTATGCCGAGGATTGCAGCGGTGAGGCTGAAACAACCTGCGAGAAATAGCGGAAGGATTGCTCGCTCGTCTGCGACGAAGGCGAAGATGAAGCAAGCGTAGGCAATAGGCAGAGTCACGGAAGATAGGCGAGTCATTGTTAGATGCTCCTGTGTTGTCAACGATTCCTTTATACCCTATGCCATTTCCTAGTGTCAACGATTATTTTACAGATGATGCTAGACCCTGATGCTGTGCAAATCTGACAGGTATGTTAGGCAGAAGTTAGGCGACGTTAGGCAAGGTTAGGCAAGGCAAAACAGGGATTTTGTAAATGAAAAGAGAAAAGAGAAACAGAAATAGCCAAGTTAGGCGAGATCAAGACGTCTAGGTAGTCATCGAGTTAGGCGAAGTTAGGCAGAACGAAAACGATTGGAAAACATGGGAAAAGGTAAAAGGTATGCGAGTTAGGTCATCTCTCTTACTGTCAATTTGTTCATGGAAGTAGAAAGAGACTTGGAAATGGATAGCCTAAATAGCATACCGACTCCCCTTGCTAACCTTTCCCCTCTCCCTTTGTTGCACCCACGCAACAACATAACCATGTTGCATAAACGCCACATGTTGCACGCTAACCACATCATGTAAACAATTCTCGTTCACATAACTACATAAGAATCGTTTGCATCCAGGCTTGTGGTACACGCACAACAATCCGTGTCGTGCCAAAACGAAGGGGGGGTAGGGCCAGTGCGTGACCGGTCACGATTACGAAGCCCTCACAAAAACTTTTTATTTTTTTTAATTTGTACACACATCATCCGTACATCCTTTACTTACGCCTTCCCCTAATAAACGATTGTTTGGTAACCTTTACTTGCAACGTCTGACCAGATGCGCTGGTAGCGACCGAGAGGAAACTGAAGGAAAGGACTCCACCATCTAAGGCACTAAACGTACTCCTAGACGCTTCCGCCTCGGCACACAGTCTCGACGGACGTTCGAGATCGCGGCCTCCCGGCAGGATCATCCTGCACGTTGCAACTATTTTCTTTTCGCCAAACCTTCT